ATCATTAGCTACTGCAATAACTTTAGAAATATCTGTAGCAACAGTATTTACTGAACCAATGTTAGTAGCTACTGTATTGATATTAGCTTCATTAGAATTTACTGAATTGATATTAGCTTCATTAGAATTAACTGCATTAATATTAGCTATATTTGCATTAATATTATTTAAAGTAGTTTTATCTGAAGCTGATAACCAAGTGTTTTCTAAATAATGCTTAGTTGCTGCGTCTTGATCTGATGTTGGGTTAGCAACATTAGTAATTCTTTTATTAATAGCATCAAATTGAAAATTTGTAGCACTTTGTCCTAATTTACTACTAATTGTATCAAGACCTTCTTGTCCCATAAAGAAAGCTTGTTTACTGTCTGTATCTAAGTCTTCTTCTTTTAATACTGAACCTGCTACATAATCTGTTAATCTTGCTGCTTGTGATGTAGTTCTTGTAAATCTAATTGCTGCTGCATTTGCAGGCGCTGGACTTATATTAGCTGTAGCTCCACCATTACTAAGAGTAAATGATGTAGACACACCATTAACTGTACACGAAATATGTGATGCGTCTAAGTAATCAAATGTGATCGAAAAGGCAGTTGTGCTGCCGTTACCTGTATACTCTAAAAATGAATTAGCCATAGTTTAATATAATAAAATCTTCTCCAAATTTTGTTTGTTTTTATCTAAACGTGACCCTGATGGGACGTTCTTTTTAAGTTGACCTTTGTACTTTTGAGCTTCTTTAATAGCTTCTTTTACTTCAGGATATTTTTTAAGCATTTCTGCATAAGCTTTCTTAACAAATGCTCCATGCCATTTTTTAATAAGCATTTCTTTACCACCATCAAAGTTTAAATCACCTTGACTTCTCTTTTCCCAAGATCTGCCTTGCATCTTTTTTTCTAAATATTGTTCTATAGTTTTGCCATCAAGTTTAACTACACCAATTTGTTCTTGCCAAAAATCATAAGCTGATTGCTTACCATCAGTTTCTCGTTTTTTGTTTTTAAAATCTCTTAAATCTATAGTTTTAAATTTAATTGGATCTGGTGGTGACAATGGAACTTTTAAAGATGCTATCTCTAATATAAACTTTTTGTCTGTATCTAGTTCTGATTTTAAACCTACACCCCAAGGTCCAGAGAATATAGAACCCCAACCATCAATGTTGTTATAAAATCCTGTAGTTTTCTTTTCTATGATAGCTCCAAATGCATCTCTCTTTAATTCTAAACCTTCAGTAGCTCCTGCTTTAGCAAATATTTTATCGACCCAATCTCTTGTTTCATAAACACTTTTATCTTTTGGTAATATTTTTGGAATACCTTGACTTCTTAATGAAGCATAAGGAACAAAGTTACCCAATGTATTTCCAACAAACCTTGAAACACCTGCTGGTGTTAGATCACCTGCAAGTTCACCAAATTCAGCTATACCTCGTGTATAAGATTTATCAGTAATACCTTTCATTACAGATAAAACTGCTGCTGCCCATATTGGATATTTATCTTGTTCGTTTATGTTTCTAGCATTTTCTACTAAATCAGCAATTATACCTTGAGCAAAAAATCTTGGATCTAATCTATTATAAGCTTTGTATACATACTTACCATTACCTTCATCAACTAATATTGAATAAGGTTGCCAACCAGTTTTTCTCCAAATGTTTTGAGTTTCTTTATCTCTTGGACCTGCACCAGTCATTTTTGGTAACTTACCTATGACTTTTCCATTTTCGTCTTTTATCTCTACATAACTAGTTGCATTATCAAACGCATATACAGCTACAGCCATACCTATCATTTGACGACCAATAACTTCTGATCTAGCTCTTGGGTCACCTGATTTCCATAAGTCTTGATTTTGTTTAGTAAAAAATCCTAAACCAGGAATACGATTACCAAAGTGTCTCCATAAGTTTGTAGGTGTTCTAATAAATGGTGCTATAAATCTAAATTCAGGCATACGATTAAAAAAGTTTTCAATATTAGAACCCCAATTTCTATATGAGCCATCTTTAAGATTATTTGTAAATGTTGAAACTCTAGCTTCTTCAACTGCTTTTGCTACCATCGGTATTTCTACATTAGCTTTACCATTTGGTAACAAACCACTATTCATAATATTTTCTACATTTTTATTAAATTCTTTAGTTCCATATTTTAATCCTTTATCTAAAGAATTTTCTACAGCTTCACGATGCAAGTAACCATTAAAGTTAATTTGTTTTAACATCTCATCACCTGTTAAAAGTAATCTTGATGGTAACTCTAAAAATCTTCCAAGCCAATCAACTATAGTACCGGCTTTACCATCAAAACCTAAATTTTCACCTGATATTGGTTTTACTGCTTTACCATTTCTTATTTCTAAATTGTCTTGTGTTCTCATTAGTGGATCTAAAACTGCATCGCCTTGTCTAAATGCTAAGGCTACCATACGCAAAGTTTGTTTTGCGTTCATCACATACCCACGATATTGAGCTAAACCTAAAGCTACTGATCTTGCGTCTCTGTTAACAACTCCACCACCAATTAATTCTAAAGGTCTATAAGCTATCTCGTATAAACCTGAAGTCATGTTAACAACATTAGTCCATATACCTGATAGTAAAGAGTTAATATAAATACTGTTTGTAACTTCAATAGCTTTTTGAGCTCTTGTTTTACCTGCAGCATCTATAACGTCATCTGCTGTTTTTAATTTTGCTACTTTGTTTGCAATAGTAACTGCGTCGCCTTTAAAATTTAAAATAGTATCTGTTACTTTTTGAACATCAATAACTTGTCCAGTACCACTTAAACCTTTTACTCTACCTGCTTGTGTAGTTCTAGCAGCTCCTCTTACTTGCTTTTTTAATGCTGTAGTTGCTTCTCTTATAATTTGTGTATATTTAGCTACTTCTTCTAAAGCTTGTGGTGTCCAGTTTGATCTTTGATCTCCAAATGCTTTTGCCCATTTAGTTGACACTTTTTGAAATTGTACAGCAATATCGTTTAAAACTTGTTTAGTAGCTAACATACGAATAACAGCTTGATCTGCATCTGCTGTAGCTTTTGGTAAAGCTCTTAATAAAGCTTCAGGTGTAGTTGCTAATATTTTTGCTAAATCTTTAGCTGCTGCATTAGTTAATACATCATCTTGTAAAAAAGTTTTTAAACTATCATCAAAGTTTTCTGCTATTTGATCTATAGTTCTTAAAACATGAGTACCAGATTTAAAAGCTTTTACATTTAAAATACTTTTTAAAAAACTTTCAGTATCTTTTTTAGCTGTCTTTTTTGCAACTTTTAATGACTTATCAATTTTATTTACATTGATAGCTTTGTTTTCTTTTAAATCTACTTTAGCAACTTTCTTACTTAATTTTTCTATTTGTTTTTGTAACTTTTCAATTTTTACATTATCAACTTCGTTACCAAGTTCTTTTGCTTTTTCTATAAGCTCAGTTCTAGCTTTTGATATTTTAACTATTTCAGTTTTATTTTTTATTACTTCACCGGCTTCTTTATAAATTTTTTCTTTTTTTGATAAGTCTTTTGTTTTTCTAGCATTTTTAATAGCTTTAATTCCCATTAAAATTTCTAAAGGTCCACCAATTACTAAGCCTTCTAATACATTTTTTAATGCAGCTTCATTAGCAGTATCATCTTCATCTGAAGCTAAATATTGTGTAACTGCGTTATTTAATAAAATTGAATCTGACTCAACTAATAAATCTGATAAACGACCTTCATTTGGGTCCCAAATAGTAGCGTCTGCAACAGCTCCTGCAGTTGTACCTCTTAAACCTGCTTTAACTATTGTACCACCAAGTCCTACTCCTTTTAAAAATTTTGATGGACCAAGCATACCAAAAATAAATCTTGATACACCTTCAGTCATTGTACCTGCTGTAGTTTCTGGTTTATGAACGTGAAACATTTGTCTGTCGTCAGGATTAAAATTTCTTAGTGCTTCTTCTCTTTCATCACCAGATAACATTCTTGGTATAAAGTCATTCATTTTAACTTCACCATCACCCCAACCATCAAATCTAAAACGTCTTGTTTTTTCAGTTACTTGTGGGAAATTTCTTTCTATATAATCTCCAGTAAATTCTGCTACATTAACTAAGCCTTCTGGTATTGACATAGCCATATCTTTAGCAATATCCCAAGTATTAAAATCATCTGGTTTTTTATTTTTAATTAAACCAACATCTTTTGGTTCTATATTAGGATTATTTCTTTTCCACTCTTCCGCTTTTTTCTTTAAGTATTCTTCATTTGTCATTAATTACTTCCGTATAATTTATCAAGATCAACTAGTAGATCACCGATAGTTTTTGGTGTAACATTACCATTAGCATCAACATAACCATTTAATTTAGCTATAGTTCCATAGTCTTCCATAAGTCGTTCGTCATTTGGATCTTGTTGATGTAGTGCTATATCAGATGCAATTGTTGCAGCTTCTCTTTTAATATTAAAATTATTAGTACGAGAATTATACATAGTTAAAGTTTGTATATCTTGATCAAAATACTTATTCATTAAATCAGTTTTTAATTCTGACAAAAATGCTTTTTGGTATTCTACAGGTTGATCACCATTAATTTTCATCCAAGCTTTAACTCTTTTGCTGTATTCATCTTTAGCTAAGTTAGCTCTTTCTAAACCATCTTGTTCACCAACACCTGTAACAAAATCAAAACCTACTTTTTTAGTTAATACTCTTTCTTCTTGTTTGTACCAGTCTTGAACAACAACAGTATCAGATACTTTTTTCATAGCCATTTGATGCTGTATCTCTTCTGTTTCTAAAGTTTGTTTTAAATTATTTAATTCTTCTACTGATTTACCATTAACAATTTTAGAACCATTAGTTCTTTTAAAACCAATTAATTCATCTACTAAAGCTAATGCTGTGTCGTAGTCTGCTGCTGGATCTCCTTTAAGTGCTAGTCTTGCAATTTTATTTTTGTACGCTTGAATAACTGCACCATTAAATTCTTCTTTATCTAAAAATCTACTTAAGTTTGTTTTAACATCTAGTTCAGCTATTTTAGTTGTAACTTCATCAGTACCAACTACACTTTCTAAAGCTTGAATTAAATTATTCTTACCTTTAGTTTTTAATTTTAAAGCATTTGATGATGCATAACTACCAGCCATTTGTTGATTAGTAGCTCTGATATAACCATCAAGACCTTTTAAGAAAAACGAAGACTGATTTTTGTTAGCCTCAATATATTGTGAATCAAAGTCTGCTGACCAAGCTGTATATGCACTACCATCTAAATCATCATTTTCTGCATTTTCTGCCCACCACTCATTATATGCTAAAGCTTTTTTAGTTTTAAATTCTGCTCCTGCATTTTGACCTTTAACATTATCATATACTGAAATCCAAAATTCTGATTTAGTAGCATCTATTTGTCCACTATCTACACCATCTTGATATGATTTTAAGTTATCTAGTCTTGCTGCTTTTTCTGCGTCTTGTGTAGTTTCTTTTGTAATTTTATCACCTTTAACTTTTGCAAACGTATCAAAACCTCTAGCAAATGTATTTAATCCATCTACTAAAGCTTTAGCCTCACTATCTCTTGACACAGTTTGAGAACCTATAAAACCCGATTGATACCTAATAGCCATTATGTTTTACCGTAATAACCGCTGTCATATTTAGCTTTTGTGTTTACTCCAGCTCCAGCGATTTTAAGAGCCATTGCAGTTTTACTTGGCATTACAGGTTGTTTAAGTGATGCGTAAGATCTTTCCATAGCTCTGTAAGCATCTGTATAGCCAAATATTGTTTGTGTATTAATATCTTCAACTGCTGCTTTTTGAGTTAAGAAATCTGATTGATAATCATAACCAATATCTCTTAATACAGCATTTATGTTTGCATTACCTTTTTCAAGTCCTGCTAAATAACCTTCACTTTGTTTTTTAATTAATTCTGTTTCTTTCTTTTCTTTTTGTATAGCAATTTCTTTTTGTTTTTGTTGCTGCTCTATATCTAATTTACCTAAGTCTGATAAGTAAGCCATTTCTGCTGACTTTCTAGCTTTCTCATTATTTTCTCTCTGTATACGAGCTCTATCTTTAGCATCGTCATATTCAGCTTTTGCTGATATAGTTTGAACTGCAAAATTTGTTACAGCCATTGCCATTGGATTACACA